CGACGATGCCATGGTCACTGATTCCATGCAGATTGAAGAATTTTTGTTGAACATTGAAAAAAGCAAGTTCGAAATCATCAAAGAGCATGTGGTAAGATTACGAGAAGCCACTGATCTGCAACCCATTGCAATTACCTGCAGTTCTTGCTCCAATCAATACCAACAAAGTTTCACGCTTGACATGTCAAATTTTTTCGAAATCGCCTCCTAGTACTGGATTCCGACAGCATCAGTAAAATCATTGATGCCATGGACAAAGAAACACACAACATACGGCTTGATGTTTTAAAATTGTGTTGGTACATGCGAGGCGGGATCACATACGATGAAGCCATGCAGATGAGTGAGGCCGATCGTAGCATCGTCAATGAAATTGTCAAAGACAATTTAGAAACAACCAAGAAATCTGGATTACCTTTCTTCTAAAACATGTTGGATCTTGAGCAAGTACACCGCGATGTAGAACACTGGATGGCCACGTTTGTAGAAGTGCCGCATCCAGAACTAGGCGGTTGGCCTCCGTGCCCGTATGCCAGAAAAGCCAGACTGGACAGAGACTTTGAAGTCAGGCTGGGTGTCAATCCTTACTTTGATTTGAAAGTCGTGTCACAGACTGGCATTGCCAAAAGCGTGGTAATTTTTGTTTATGAATCAACAGTTTACACTGCCAAGCAGTTTGCTGTGCAGATTGCCGCGGCCAACACAGAATTTTTGTTGCCACAGGATCTGTTGGCCCTGGAGGATCATCCTGACTTGCCAGAACTGGTCAATGGTATAAGCATGAATCAAGGTTCTTATGCCTTGGCGCTGGTCCAAAGCCTGAGTGATTTAAATGCCAAAGCAAAGACCATGGCCCAAAAAGGATTCTACGATACCTGGCCCGAAGACTATCTACACGAGTTGTTTGCACACAGACAAGATCCCAGGTCATGACTTATCAATACGCCAGAATATGCCTTCAGGAAACCACATATCAACCCACTGTGGACTGGGAGTATCTGCGTGAGCCCAACATACCTCTACTCCGAGATATCTATCGTACCTACTGTATCTACAAACACTTTGCCAGCGTCATGCCCTTGTTTGACAGTCAGTTTACCGATGACATGACCGATGTCATCGGTTACAAAGAACAAGGTGAACTGGTAGCTTTTAGTTTGATGCGACGTTTAGATGATCAAAATGTATTGGCCAGTCAGTTTGCGTGGACCTATCACAGTCCGCGAACCAGACTTGGCGTTGAGAGTTTGAAGACCGAATGTGCTATCTACAGAGATCGCGGTTTTGAATACTTGTACCTGGATCAAGCACACTTGTACAAACAAGGCCTTGAAGGCTTTGAACTACTGGGACCTATACAATAATGGCAGACTTATACACAATTTGGGCAAACAAAGAAGGCGATATCACAGATCTTGACTGGGTCAACGGAATGAAGAGTTTCTTTGATCATCTGGTCACAGAAGGCAAGATGCAGAGCTACAGGATCACTAGATGCAAAATGGGATTCCGTAGTATCGCCGACATGCCCGAATGGATGATACTGATGGAGTTTAAAGACATGGGCCAGATGGATGCGGCATTCCGAAGAGTTGCACCACTTGAAGGCGAACTAGAAACCAAACATCAAAGTTTCAATCAGTTTGTTAGCGGAGACATACAACACGCACTGTTTCGAGATTGGCCTGATCAGTTCTGAGATCTCTAAGAGATCTATTGATTCGCTGTCGCTCATCAATGATTTGCTTTTCCGTATTATCCAGATTAAGTGGTCACAATTCACCCGTTGCTGGGTGAATTTGATCTGCATTATCCGAGTAGCGCAGTCACTTCATTCCAATGAGATTGTCTTTCGACGCGGAGGCGGTTGACCGGTACCCCCTACTCAAGCTTCACATATCAACGGAACCCTAGTGACCCGAGAAGAACCAAGTCCTATGAGCATGAGTTGTGTCTTTTTCACAGAGCTCAAACCATTTGTTGCCTTAAGTTAGCATTTGCCTTGCACACACAAGATTATCCGGACCGGGTATCTCACCGTTCCTCCTTGCGAGTCGAGCTGCCCCGACCAAACTAGGTGCTTAATTTGCGGATATGGCTACCATGCACACGCACTTGAATGTGTCCATTATACCAGTCATCCGACTCTAATACACGTCTTGAGAATTGTTCGCGAGCTTCTATGTAACTACATTCGGCCTTGGACCTACAGTAGTATAATATTTCGCGAGTGAAGTTGCCTGCGCCTAAGCGTTCTACGTCTTGATTGAGTTCGTTATTGCTGCCGTAGTATGTCTGCCAGTCTGATTCAATTTTGCCACGTATCTTTTTGCGTTTCTTGTTGCCGTTCTTGAGTTTTACTGTCTTGTATGTTGTTTTGCTGAATTTTGCTAATTTTTTTCCAATATACTTTCTGCCGGTTGTGTTATTTGTGATCAAATAAACAAAACCCACGCAATCTTCGGGTAACACTTCAATAGTTTTGCTTTCGAATAGCCATGACATGGACTATTGTTTATGACCGATGTCTGACCACTAGGCAATTTCTACGTCCGTGTTGTAACTGGTAAAGCCGTTTTCCTTGACTACTCGGAGTATGTTCTCCACACGCCCGGCCAGTTCGTCTCTGTGACTAACCAACCAAATAGATTTGTGACGTTCGCGACTCATGTGTTTGAGCAAGGCCAACGAATTCTCTACACCTTGCGTGTCCAGACCCGAATCGATCATCTCGTCTATGAACAACACATTGATGGGTTGGTATAGACTTTCAAACACATCACGGAAGGCCCAACTCATGCTGAGAATCAGACGATTGCGCTCACCACGACTGAGGTTATCAAAATCTAACTCACGGCCCAGCTCTTCGATGCTCACAGTCAAATCGTTCTGGAATATCACAGTGTGTGGCAGGCCAATCCGGTCCAAGTAGTGTGTGAGTCTGGCATTCAAGTAACTCAAATTCTGTTCAATGATCTTCTTGCGTATGAAGCTGTCCTTGCTGGTCAACAGTTTGAGCAAGAAATCTTGATGCTCTTGCAATCGTGTAAGTTCATTGAGAGTGTCATATGTGACCACTTGCAGGGCCTGTCCTTGCATGTCCGCTATCTGCTCACCGTAAGGATCTGTTTCGGCCTGTTTGTTTTCCAACTGCGTTTGCAGTGCAGCCAGACTAGACCTATGTTGTATAGCATCCTCCTCACGGTCATAGAACATGGTAGGTGGCTTGCCTAACGTGCCCAGGGCGGCGTGGGCAGTCTCAAGCTCTGAAAGGAGCTGTGTATGCTCCGAGCACGCTTCTCGCGCTCGCTCCAGATCAGCCTGCTTACCTTCCAGGACCTGTTGGTGCTTATTGTCGTGGAAAGCCTGCCCGCAAGTGTGACATGTGTGATTTTCAAGTGTCGCAATCTCTTTGCCAAGCTTCTCAATGCTTTTGTTTTCGCGATCTTTATCAAGCTTCGTGCGGGAGATCTGTCCAGCCAAGTCGTTAAGGTCCTTGCGCTTCTGATCCCATACTTTGTGTGCCTTGTGGGCCTGTATCTCGGCTTCAATGTCAATCTTCTTGAGCTCTTCGAGCGCGGTCGTGAGTTTTTGAATCTCTTCTTCATGTCGGGTAGTCCATAGGGTTTGCCTGCGGCGCAAGGCTTCAATCTGTTCTTCGATTCTTTTGTTGGCTTCTTGCACAGCACGTATGCGGAATTCTTCCTGCTGTATGGCTTCTTTGGTTTGTCTATTGTGTTCTTTGATTCGATCGGCACGTTCACTGAGCATGGTTATGCCCAGTAATTGTTCAATGATGATTCTCTGATCGTTGGCTTTGAGACTCAAGAATGGTTCAGTATAGGTGTTGAGTGCCAGGATGTGTTTGAACATGTCGTGACTGAGACCCAGGGTGTGTTCAATGGCATCTTGTGTTTCTCTACTATCACCTTGGGCATCATCGGTGATTTCTTGTTCTTTGTTGTTGACGTAAAACTTCAACACATTGGGTTTGCGCCCACGTTCGATGCGGTATTCGGCACCATTGACCACAAAGTCCAAACCGACCATCATGCTCTTGCCGTTGGTCTTGTTTACCA